CGCCCGCTGCCCAGGCACAGCGGAACTGCGCACCTCGCCAAGTTGTTGTTGATGGTCTCAGCAAGCATGGCGAGCGGGTCGTGCACAGGGGCATCGCAAATAAGCATTTATTGGAAATCTGGGTATCCCGCGATGGCGGCTTCACCATTGTAGTAACCAGCCCAGAAAAAATCACATGCTTGCTCGCGATAGGAAATTCGATGCACGAAGTTTTGCCGGGAATTAAATCATGACCGTCCGCACCGCTGGAGATGCCGCCGCCGCAACGGGTGGCTTCGCAGCATCTGCCTGGAACTTCGTTATTGGAGGTCAGCTGAACATCCTAATAGGCGTGGTTGTGGGGGTGCTGTCCATCGCCGTGCTGGTCCAGCGTTTTATGATCAACAGAAAAATATCACAAAGCGAAGACAAATAAATGACTCCCGCAGCCGTCATGAAGATGATTGAGACGTTGGGCGTTCCGCTAGCTGTAGCTATTGCTGGCGGTGTTGCACTTTGGAAGCTGATCGCCTTTGTTCTTAAAGATTTGAAGACGGACATCTCTGACAAGCAGGATGCCTTGCTTGCTTTAATACGGACGCAGAACACGATCTTGATTAAGCTGATCGACCGGGTGAGAACATTAGAGATCAATCAAATGACAGCCTACACGGCACTGCTGTCGGTGACCGATGCTGACATGCCGGAGTGGCGACGCACTCGTGCCGAGCGCATAGCCGAGCTTCGTGAGCAGATAAAAGACGTATCCCACAACGGCGAGGCTGAATGACATGGTAGATGCAGCAGCAGATAACATCCCCGACAAGGCAGCGTATCAAGTCAATCGTCGGCTCATGTGCTGGGCCGCGCTGGCGTTGATGGCTGCTACGGTCGTCTGTGTTTTGTGGCAACCAGAGAATTATACCAATGCCCCGGTGGGGCCAATATTCTATGGTCTATCTGGCCTCGTGGCCGTATATTTTGGAGCTACTAGCTTTGCTGCGCATAAGGGTAAGTAAACACCACAAAAGGAAATACCTTATGAAAAATATCTTATATTGGTTTGTAGACAGGATAAAAGAGCCTTCATCGTGGGCATCTGGGGCTGTTGTCCTCGTTGGTGTCGGCGCGTTGGTTGACCAGCCCGTCGTGATTATCGTAGGGATCGTCGGCGGTGCTTTGGGCTGGGTGCTCAAGGAACGCGGCATCTAAGATGATACTGTCTTTACTGGGCACGGCGCTGGGGTTTGGCACCTCTATCATTCCTGAAATTCTTGGCTACTTCAAACAAGGCCAACAGAATACTCAGGACTTGGCGATGTTGGAAGCCAAGGCTAAGTATGCCGAGCAGCTCTCGACGCTGAAGATTGCCGAGCTTGATGCCCAGGCCGACATAGCAGAGACTAAAGGTATATATGAGCATGACCGATCCATCGACGCTGGCTCTTTTGTCAACGGTCTTCGGGGGTCTGTTCGCCCTGTCCTTACTTATGCCTTCTTCATCCTGTTTGCCTCGATCAAAGGCGTCACGCTTTACAGCATGGTGAGCACCCAGGGCATGGACTTGTCCGCTGGTCTGCTGGCTATATGGGATGATGAGACGAGTGTGATCTTTTCCAGTATCATTGCCTTCTGGTTTGGCTCACGCTCAATGGGCAAGGCCAGGGCATGGCAACAGGAGCGACGTAAATGATAGACCAGCTAAGGTCACTACTGGAACAAGACGAAAGTTGCGAGACCGCCGTGTATCTTGATAGCGTTTCAAAATTCACTGTCGGAATTGGTCATCTGATTAAAAACACAGACGAAGAATATGGCCAGCCGGTTGGCACAATCGTCAGCGCGGATCGTGTCACTGAACTTTTCAACCAGGATGTGACGACCTGCATATCCGACTGCCGCCATCTGATTTTCGACTTTGGCGGTATGCCGGCCTCTGCCCAGATTACCGCTGCATCGTTGGCATTCCAGCTTGGGGTCAACCGATATGGCAAATTCAAAAAGCACCTCTCTGCCATGGACGCCGGGGACTGGGGGGATGCGGCGGCACAGCTACGCGACTCTAAGCTGTACCGCCAGACGCCTGAGCGGACGGAGAGACACGCGAAACGGCTAGAGGCTTTAGTTTGAGTCCTGTTATTGTTCATAGTATGCTAACTTCAAACAACGCCACATTAAAGATCGGTGATTGAGCCATGCCACTATCAAAGGTGAGTCTAAAATCAGGTGTCAATCGTGAAGGTACCCGCTATACCAATGAAGGTGGTTGGTATGATTGCGATAAAATTAGATTTCGTCAGGGCACCCCAGAAAAGATAGGCGGTTGGACGCGGATATCTACTTCCACTTTTACCGGTGTTTGCAGGTCTTTGTGGAATTGGGTTACTTTAGGGGGGCAGAATCTAATTGGGGTAGGTACACATCTGAAGTTCTATATAGAAAATGTCGGCGCTTATAATGATATCACACCAATACGTGCTACTGTGTCTTTAACCAACCCCTTTACTACCGCTTCTGGTTCAACAACCGTAGTAGTTACCGATTCTGCTCTTGGGTATGTAACTGGGGACTATGTTACTTTTAGCGGGGCCTCCGCAGTTGGTGGTCTTACAATAGATGGCGAATACGCGCTTACCACGGGGGTCACTTCAGCCGCCAATACATACACAATAACTGCTTCTTCTAACGCATCTTCTACTGCTACTGGTGGGGGGAGTGTTTCCGCTGCGTACCAGATAAATATAGGTAGTCCTTTTGCGGTTCCGATATCGGGTTGGGGCGCATCTACATGGGGGCAAGGGGCGTGGGGCGTTGGTGAGTCTTCTACGACTAAAATCCGTTTCTGGACCCAGTCTGATTTTGGAGAAGATTTAGTCTTCGGCCCCGATGGCGGCAGTATATACTACTGGGATGCTACCAATGGTGTCGGTACCAGAGGGGTTTTGCTGTCTAGTTTGGGTGGTGCCTCTAATGTGCCGACAGCACAAAACCTGATACTTGTATCGGATATTAACAGATTTGTGTTTTGCTTGGGTACGAATCCGATAGGCAGTAGTACTTTAGACCCCACATTGCTCAGATGGTCTGACCAGGAAGATGCTACTAATTGGACTCCTTCTGCTACAAATCAGGCGGGTAGCCTACAGCTATCCAGAGGTACCAAGATTGTTGCTGCATCCCAGGCACGACAAGAAGTGTTGGTGTGGACGGATTCTTCTTTATATTCGTTGCAATATGTAGGAGCCCCTGCCGTATGGGCCGCATCTATTGTAGGGGAGAACGTATCTATATCTTCTCAGAATGCGGTGGCTTACGCTAATGGCATTGCTTACTGGATGGGAAAGGATAAATTTTATAAGTACGATGGTCGCACCCAGCCACTGCAATGCGATGTACGAAAATACGTGTTTAATGACTTTAACACCGCACAATATACACAAGTGTTTGCCGGTACGAACGAGTCATTCCACGAAGTATGGTGGTTCTATTGTTCTGATTCTGCTACAAATATCGACAAATATGTAATATATAACTACCTTGAGAATATATGGTATTTTGGTACGTTAGCGCGTACTGCTTGGCTTGATTCAGGGCTGCGGGATAGTCCGCTAGCCGCCACGTACTCCTATAATCTAGTAGATCATGAGGACGGAGTAGATAACAATCAGGGGAGCAGTGCAGCGGCTATAACCGCCTATGCCGTATCTTCGGAATTCGATCTTGATGATGGGCATAAATACATGTTCGTGAGTCGGGTGATACCGGATGTTTCCTTTGACGGCTCCACAGCCACTAATCCTGTTGTAACTTTGACTCTAAGTCCTCTGGCAAACCCTGGTGCAGGGTATACCTCCCCCACGTCCACAGGAGGAGTGAATAATGCAACGATAACTCGTACCGCAACCTCTCCGGTAGAGGTTTTTACGGAGCAATTAGATATAAGAGTGCGGGGGCGGCAATTATCTATGCGTATTGAGTCTGATGCCACAGGAGTTACGTGGCAGTTAGGGTCACCGCGGCTTGATATGCGCCCAGATGGACGACGATAATGGCTGTTGATAATACAAGATATGATGTAATATTTCGTGCTCCTGCGCTTCCGTACCCCCCTATTGAGTACTCACAGGAGAGTTTCGAGCAGTTTAACAACGTGTTGCGGCTGTATTTTAAGCAACTGGACACCGTAGTTAGAAACGCTAATACTGCCGATAAGGCTACAGCTACGGCGTGGTTTTTTAGATAATGGCAAACGTATACACAAATGCAAAG